GTTTCCCAGTCACGATCCAGCGGGGTATTTATGACACCTGAAAAGAAAGTTAAAAACAAAGTGGTGAAGATATTAAAAGCGAACGGCTGCTACCACTTTTATGCGTCAACAGGGGGATATGGTTCATCGGGTGTGCCTGATATTATCGCCTGTTATAAAGGAATGTTTTTAGGTATTGAGTGTAAAGCTAATGGCAATAAACCAACGGCACTTCAAAATAGAAACCTATCCGAGATAAGAAAGGCGGGGGGATATTCAATGGTCATTGACGAAACCGACCTAGACGCATTAGAATTATTTTTTAAAACGCAAGACATAAATTTATTAAGAGGGTAAATACATGAGAGCAAATTTAAAAGACGATCCCGTCGACAGACCCAAACACTACACTACGACAAAGTTTGAAGTCATAGATGTATTGGAAGAGTTTTTTCCGCAAGACCCTTTGTTGTGGCAATGTGGCAAATACCTGATGAGATGTAAACATAAGGGAAACCCGATTCAAGACCTAAAGAAAATGATATGGTATGCCCAAAGGCAGATAAAATCATATGAGGATAAAGGCGTTGAGTGACTTTACTCATGCCCTACTAGATGATGAGGGCGAGATTATCAGGAAGTATAGGTGGAGTAAAAGTGAAGCAAAGTGGTTTACTGAAAATCATTTTCAAGGTAGGATAGTAAGATTAAAACAACCGAAACCAACACAACAAATCTCACAATACGAATTAGCGTTTGATAATTGTGAAGAATGTTTATTTTAAACGAAAGGAAAAGGAATGCCAAAAGTGGCTTACACTGAAGAAGAAAAGAAAAAGATTATAGAAAGAGCAGAAGATTATATGAATAGGAAACCAGACACTACAAGAAACAAAGTAGCAGTTTACTCGGGGGTAGCTATTTCAGTATTAGAAAAGTGGGGAGTTGTTCTACCTGAACCTATAACTGCAAAACAAAGAATGAGAAAAAGTCCGTGGAAAAGGGGCCATATGGTATGAGTGATGATTTAGATAATGCCGATAAAGAAACTCGGCTTATGCTCGAAGCAACATTATCTAATGTAGATACTGAAGTGCCTGATAATAATACAGGGCGTTGTATATGGTGTGAAGCAAAAGTAAAAGACAATCGTAGGTGGTGTAGTATAGAATGTCGTGATGAACATACAAAATATGCGAATAAATTATGACTATTATAAAAGAAGATAACCGAGTTGGTCCCGCAGTGTGTTACAAGTGTGGTGATGACGCAAAGATTAATCATGGGGGCAAATGGTATTGCTCTATTGAATCAGACATGGGTGTGATGAACTTAAAAGGATTTTGTATAAAAGAGAGAAAGGGAAAACTTGAATCTAATAACGATTGACTTTGAAACATTTTATGATGTAGGTTTCAGCTTATCAAATTTAACAACAGAAGAATACATTAGAGACCCAAAGTTTCAAGTAGTTGGGTTTGCGGTCAAGATAGATGACGGCAAGACTAAATGGTATTCAGGTTCACATGAAGAACTCAAGGCAGCACTTGATAAAATAGATTGGGATAATTCATTACTTGTCTGCCACAATATGCTTTTTGACGGGGCTATCTTAAGTTTTATATATAACATAACCCCAAAGATATACCTTGACACTTTGTGTATGGCTCGTGCAATACATGGAACAAACGCGGGGGGATCGTTAGCATACTTATCCAAGCATTACAATCTAGGTGAAAAAGGAACAGAAGTCCTTGACGCTAAAGGTAAAAGGTTAGAGGACTTTCAACCGCACGAACTGCATAGATATGGGCAATACTGTATCAATGACACCGAGTTAACCTATAAACTATTTCAGATTTTATCTAAAGACTTTCCCCACGACGAATTAAAACTAATAGATATAACTATTAGAATGTTTACAGAACCTTTGCTTGAGGTTAACGACGGGCTACTTATTACAAGACTTGAAGAACTTAAGATAGAAACCCAGGAGTTGTTACAAGGATTAATGGCTAGACTTGAGTGTGAAGACGAGGAATCTGTTAGGAAGAAGTTAGCAAGTAACAAACAGTTTGCTGAATTGATAACCGAGTTGGGTGCAGTTGTTCCCATGAAGATATCCCCTACGACCGAAAAAGAAACCTTTGCATTAGCAAAGACCGATCAAGGATTTATAGACTTACAGGGACATGAGAACTCTTTTATACAAGAGTTGTGTGCAGTTAGATTAGGCACAAAGTCTACGATAGAAAAAACTAGGATTGAGAGGTTTATAGGTGTTGGTGCTAGGAACAAAGGGAAACTACCAATCCCTTTGAAATACTACGGGGCGCATACGGGAAGGTGGTCAGGGTCAGACAAAGTTAACTTTCAAAACTTACCGTCGAGAGACGCACGGAAGAAAACATTGAAACAGGCGGTGGTTGCACCATATGGTCATAAGGTAATTAACTGCGATTCATCTCAAATTGAAGCTAGGATTTTAGTATGGCTATCAGGTCAGGAAGATGTCACACAATGGTATGCCGAGGGTAGAGATGTTTATTGTGAGTTTGCAAGTAAGGTTTATAACAGGAAGATAGACAAGCGAAACAAAGTAGAAAGAGCAGTTGGTAAGACTTGTATTCTAGGACTAGGATATGGAACGGGTGCTGCTAAACTTCAAAATGTTTTGAAGCTAGGTGCGGGTGTAGAGTTTGATGAAGCCGAATGTAAAAGATTAGTTCAGGTATATAGAGAGTTGAACAATAAGGTTACAGACTTTTGGCGGACTTGTGAGAACGCGTTGCAAGATTTAGTTTATTGGCCCTCAGGGAAAGAACCATACTATTTAGATAAACATAAGACACTACTCGTAGACAAAGAGGGTATCAAGTTTCCGAACGGACTTTATATACGCTATCCCGATCTCCATGTAGATACTTCTGAATCTAACAAAAGATATTTATATAAGAAAAGATATAACATGCAAGTCACTATTTGGGGTGGGAGTGTAACCGAGAATGTAGTTCAAGCATTAGCTAGGATTGTGATTGGGGAACAGATGATACAGATTAATGAGAAATATAGACCCGCATTGACAGTGCATGACGCAGTTGTCTGTGTGCTACCTGATGAAGAAGTAGAATCAGGAACAAAGTATATTGAGAGCATCATGTCCGTTGCACCTGAATGGGCAGATGGATTGCCTATTGCTTGTGAATCAGGCGTGGCTGATAACTACGGAGATTGTTAATGGATTTAGATATTGAGTGGGAAGAAGAAGTGGTAAAACAAACATCGCCTTTTACTGTTATACCTATGGATATTGATATAGAAGCGGTAACTAATAAAGTTCTGTCTGCGAAAGACAAATGGATTAATAGGTCAAAGGACTATCCGTTTTATACTTTAGGTAGAGGGGCGTATCTTGACGGAAAAACAAAAGAATATTATAAAGATCTATCTATTGAAAACGAGACAATGGTTCACACATTTGCTGATTTATATACACAAATAGGGGTAGTGTTGAATAGTGTATTTGCAGAAGATGTCTATCTAACGACCCAATTAAGAGTTCCGGGATTTCATATTTTTCCGAGTGACAAAAAGTTTTTAAAGATAACAGGCAATTGGCACCAAGATTATCCTCATACTACACTAGGGCTAGATGATATAGATAGCTATGCTTTTACACTTGCTATCAAACTACCCAAATCAGGCGGGGGTATGGACTACATAGATGAGTTTCACCAACAACAACACTTAGCGTATAATGAGAAAGACCTAGTGATACATAATGGTCAAACAATTCATAGGATAGCAGGAATGAAAGAATATGTTCCTAATGAATACAGAATTACATTGCAAGGACATATAGTCAGACGAGGTGGGTTACTAGAAGCATTCTTTTAGGAGAAAAAGATATGACTTTAACAGAGGGCGCATTTATTTTAACAGTAAGTTTGAGTGGTAACTACGACGATCTAGAATTTGTAGGTTACTTCCATGACTGTCAGACGGCGATAGCATACTACCATGAGAATTGTAGTGAATATATGGCGGCGAGTTGTTTATTAACGGAGTATAGTAATCTTCCTGACGACCACCCTAATGTATTTGGATTTGAAA